CCCGTATATTTTCCTAACCCCCCTCTTTAATTTTCTATTCTAAGGTGTATTTTTAGTTTATCGCTGCTATTTTGTTATTTCCTTGCTCAAAGCATAGGAACGCCGCAGCGATCGCGTCTGGACACACCAGACACTTGCAATTCTTTGCCATATCCCGAATGGTCACGTCGGGCACGGTTTCTCACAAAGGAGGGGTCGATAAGCCCTCAATCCGAAGATTGTGTTGCCTTGGTGCTCGCTTATTTTTTGGAGCGAGACTTAGGTGGTGGTTCAATCAATTCTCCTGACTCGTCATCTTCAGGAGAAGTTGGAGTGTTTAGCTTCAATTTGGAGGCTCGTGAAGCTAATGACGCCCAGTCGGTTCGAACTGTTGGCAGACTGGGTTGGAGTTCCTGTGCATCAGCCCTTGCCTTCAAGAACTCTTTCTGATCGGCATAGGTAACTCCGCAATAAGAAAATGGTCCATCTGAATAACTGGGCACAACATTATCCGTTCTCTCATTGCTATTAGAATTATAATTAGTGGATTTGGGAATTTCTCGAAACTGTGATTTACCTGTGCAACGTTGTACGGCTGCCATCAACTTATCATTATACTCACGTTCGGCAGGTTTCTGTAGAAGTGTGTTCAGGGGTTGAATCCACACATCATACGTCGAAGCGTAAGTTGCTGATGTTAACAAAGGTATTTGGATGGAATCATTTGCAGTGTTAAAGGAAACTTGAAAGTAGTACACACATGTTGCTACAGACTCTGCATCCCAGAAGTTGGTGTTACCAGCACCACCAGCTTCTACTTGACTAACATCCAAAACACCATTTCGTGATCCTAGCTGCGTGAACTGTGGCGATCCAGCTAGAACAACTATTGTTTCACCTGCAGGGGCCACCCATGCTGCTGTTGTCGCCGCATTGTTGGGTGTCCCTGTTATGCAAATCGAGTACCTACCCAAGGCTACTTGATTATTACAAGTGATCGTTAAAGCACTACCAGGGGTGTTGATCAACCCTATGCTAAACCCTGCACCGCCCTGTGAAGTGTTAGTCACAAGGGTGTTGGTAGACGTTGAAGGTGAACCAATTGTTTGAGTGAACATGGCATGCTGCGTAAAAGCTGTGCCATTTAAAAATTCCAAAATTGGTCTTGAGCAGCGAACATGATAGGTTATCCACAATTCACCTATCACCTGGCCACTAACCTGTTGCCCCTGGGTGGCGACAGTGGTAATGGAAGGCATGTACAACCTTGCATCACCTTGAAGGCCCGTTATATTTGTATACCCGGGTGCCACGTAGCTTCGGGCTGTGACGTTGCGTTGTGGATCACATTCTATTGGATGTATAATTTCTTTGTAAGGCACTGCTGAACTGGCGAACTCAGCTGCTTCCATTTGACGTTTGGATCCATACCCTGCGTCATAAGCATCATACTCAGTTGCGATAACCACTACTCCCATAGCGGAGTTAGTGGTTCCCACTGCTGCTGCACTAGTGGGACGAAATGTATACAAAACCCCGAGCCATTCGAACTCCTCAAATAATTGTGCAATTTGGGAAGCCCAAGGCATAATAACGGGATTACCGGGATTATTATAATATGCGGTGGCAGAAAAGCCAGTGGAACTTAAAACATCAGTGATATATTCACTATGAGAAAACACAATGTCAGAAGTGTTTCCTCCCACTGATGCAAAGTGGGGTGGTCTATTGATGACAGGGGTAGTTTCAACTATACCTCCTCCCCCAGCCATCAATGAATTCTTGCGTACCGTGTAGCTACCCATACCGAAGATACTCGCAAGCATATCTCCTGCTTGGGCTCCTTGTTGGGCCTGTTGCGGACCCAAATACCTTCCAGCTACACCTGCACCCAGAGCATTTAATGCTGCTCTTCCTCTTGATGGGCCTTGGCCTACAGGTTCCCATATATAATCTTTTACTGGCTTCATAAAATCAGCAACATCACTGAAAAATCCTCCGCGCCCTCGTACGCGTCTGACACCCACTCGATTGGACGGTTGGACCCGCGCGCGACGGGCAGATTTTATAATTTGTTTTTGTTGTTTTTTCATTTGTTTTTTTACTTTTTTCATTTCAGAACTCATTTCAAATAACACCTATTTTGTTTTCGGGGAGGTGGTTGTTACCCTAACTGCAAGAGCTTTACTGTTGCTAGACATTTCCAGGGTTCCCTAAACAGGATTACTATATGACTCACCGCCTTCCAGTTCCATTACTGGGTAGTTTTCAGCTACTTTTGTCGGCCACATCCACCCAAGGAACGTCCCATTCGGGTACCGCTCCTATTCGTGGGACAATGTTTTACTGTTGCGCGTGGGACCATGCACATTCGTGACATGTGCAAGTGGCATCCGAAATCATTTTACTCAGATTATCTTTACATATATCAAATCCTACAACTTTGTTTGCATCTTGGTGCTAGTTCTCGAATTATATTTATAAGTACACTTAGTCCCCCTGAATGAGGACGGAGACGGGATTGCCCAACCCGATTTTTATATTTATTACATGTTTATTTGTTTTTTAAAACTTTTTTTATTTTTTATTTGATTTATTTTTGTTTATATTTGATAAACTTTGGGCCCTAAGGTCTCGAAATCACAAAGAAACCTCATTAATGGAGTGTCGAGCTGTTGACCTAGTTGTACTTTTTTCAAGTCTTCCCTGAGTATTTCTGACATTACAGGGTTCCAACCAATTTGCTCGTACAACGCAGCGCTAGTGGCAGGTACAGGTTGCTGTGTTGTATAGTTCATCTTCCATTCTTCATCACGGCCGAAATATGCTTCATGGCCTTCTGTGAGTTCTAACAGCCTCTCTATGTATATACGCATTGGCTCAATGTGGTAACACGCCGGCATCAACCCCAAAGCCATCCCTCTAACCATGGACTTAGGTGGGACAGTTCGCTTACTGGGGGGGTTTATTACATAGCCCATTTTTGCCATCACACGGCCGGGCTTAGGTCCAAACACATATCCACTAGCAACAGGGTACAATCTATTTGAACAAAACTCTAACTTCAATGGTTCGGGTCTTCGGATGAACTTCGCTTCAAATCCATAATTTAACAAGGCGGCACCAAAATCAGGTGCAGGGCCTACGACAGAAAGAGCATTGTCGTCGCCTTGTACTAGCATTTTCACGTTATTTGACGCTAGCATCTGTTTATAATTTATGTTGTGCATAACACAATATGAATGCACATGAACCATTGCATTCCATAGTGAGTTAAATACACTTGTATAAGGGTCACCAGATTTGCGTGTACCTTCGCACCTATACTTTATTCCTTTACTGGTTACACCATGCACATCAACATTGGCTCTCATCAGGTCTTGGACGGCCCTGGGGGCTCCAAATCTCCTTGCCAACCGAGGTTCGGCTGACATAAAAGTCCTGCAACAACTCGAATCCCAGGCTGAAACGTCATTCTCCGACTTTTCTCCTGGATGGTCCATCAAATTATTGGCTAAAACATCAGCTCGCAAACCTGATGTGAAAACAACTGGTGAATCTACGCCCCATGATTTTTTAAACTCATCTTGCATGGCCATTATCCAGGGTCCCACTAACACTATAAACTCAGGCGGCGCTCCCTGTATTAGTCTAGGTGCTTTTTCAAACATTCCTGCTGGGGACTTATATAAGTTGTTTTCAACTTTTACAAAGGACTTACGTGTCGTCCACTTGTAGGCCATATCATGGGGTATGCGAGTGTTTTCATCAATTCCCTCTTTATCGAGCTTGAGTTTCGTCTCGAGCAATATTTTTTTTACTGAGGAAGAAGCGTTTGATCTGCGCAGGTATTGTTCAAAGGGCACGGAGGTGACTGGGTTGTGCTTGCCCAACGTTGGGAATATTGTCCACAAGTTGGCAAACAAAAATTCAACACATTCTCTCTGGGTTTGTTCATCGCCAACAGGTACTTGTCCCAAAACACGCTTGCCAACGGCAACACGCTCGTTGTGCAAGTTGGGCGCAAAAGCAACGGGTTCATACCCTTTCACCCCTATTCCATACAGCTCTTGGACACCAGTTATCTTAAAAGGGTCTACTAACCCATCATTAACCTCAACACTGGAAGAATTGGGCCGTGGAGCACCAACTGCAAATCCAGAATTCAAGAGCACGAACACCATTGCTAAACGGGCATTGAACATTCTTTCGCCTACTACACCAACTGCGGAAATCATAAATTGGCCATAATGAAATAAAGTTACCACCAACAAGAAAGACAAGACACCAGGATACAACATCATTTGTTCAGGTCGCAGCATCATCAAGCTTACGAAGTTGTGCATGGTGTGAATCATCAATCTCTCTTTAAAGTTAAATTTGTACAAATATGTTTGAATTAACCACCCATATCCAGCTAAGAAATAATTAGTATGCCCACAATTCGCAAAGAACTCAATTATCATATACCAATAAAAGCTCCTGGGCAAATAAGATCTAATCAATTCTTCTATAATCGGGCCTACAAATATGACGAACAATGGGTCGTTATATCTGGTAACATGAACTAACAAATTTAAAGTGAGCAACTGTTGGGCCAATTGCTGAAAAAGCCAACTACACAGCAATATGATAAACACCCGAAACCATATGTGGGTCCTACGCGGTACGTATTTTTCTCTTCTTGCTTCATACAATGACATTGCCGTTGGGTTCAATTGTTTTGATGTCTTGTACTGGCGGTAATACGATATAAGGGTTGCGTGATTAACTGCATCTAACTCGGCATCAGCACTGACGGACAATTGAGCAACACGCCGCTTGCAAATCGCCAACGCCACTGAGTATGCATCACTGTTTTCGGCTGTAAACAAGTCAGACCACACGACTTGCATACTTTGGACAAGGCCTACTGGCAGCATGACGACTTCATGGGTTTGTTCCACCACCATGGGTTCAAGCCACACTTTGGAATTTACGAAATCAGGGACTTTCTTAGCTCTCTTATGCCTTCCTCTGTATTCTACTAGTTGGCATTTGTAATAAGCCTGCATCCCCACCACCATGGTTCTACCAGAGTGTCCCACAAAATTATCTATGGGATTATCGCTGGGATCCTCTAAAGGATGCACAGGCTGATTCACTTGTGCCAAAGGTTGCAATTGTCCAAAATCGTATCCAAAATAAAGCAGCCAATCCACATACCACTCATAGATTGGGTCTTCATTTTCCCTATAATCAAGCTGCACCAAAACCCATTTATAAATTGCTGTCAATGGATAAAGGGAAAAAAATTTAATTAAAAGGATTGTTGCATTTAAAGTTATTTTAAAAATTAAGGCTAGAAAGTTTAAGAGCCAATATACACTTTCTTTACATAGTCGAACTAAGCGCGCCCCAACGGCCGCCAGGTTCAATTCATTTATATTTGCAGCCTGAGCCAAAACAGGTACTGCTGGTGGTATTATTGGTAGGGCTACGATGACCTGCCGCTCATGCACTTCTGCAACTTGTCGTTCGTTGACTGCGGCCCTGAACTGCGCCATATCAATGGGTTGCCTGCACCATATACACGCATTTCCTGCACGCGCTAGAAGTGCTCTGCGCATACAGCTAATATGGCTGGCTCTAACATTGACACCCCTACAACATCCTAGCACAACATGGTCCACCACACCTTGATGATTGGGCGTTTCACACGCCATAAAACATATATTACATTGGGCACCATCTTGGGTGTCGATATCGAAAAAAGGTAAAATTGCTGCCATGTCGCTTGCGCTAGAAAAAGTTTACTGTAATTACAGCTTTACGTCAATTTATCGGAGACGAATCCTAGTCAGAGGCAATTGCTGACTCAACGGGAAGAAACCGCATATACCTTTTCAAACTCCTTGCGCAACAATTTCTCATTGTCACCTAGCTGTCTTTTCAACCAGGTGAAAGGTTTAGCCACCCTTTCGGTTCATGGCAGGGTATAGTGCAGCACCCAGGTGCTGGTTATAATTGCTTCTACTTCTCGAGTACGTGTCAATGCGCCACATTCGCGTTAACTTAAGCGTTACATTTCAGCCTTGATTCGGATATTCAGCCAATGGGCGCACTTTCGTGCCACTGCAACTGAACTCTTACTTTGCACAAGGGGAATTAAATCAAATAAGTGATACTAAGTGTATGACGCGTCCGCTTTAAGATTGTGAACAAACGATGGTCCATTCTAGGTTGCTTGTACCAGGGCACACAGTGTACTCCATGACAACACCTACTTTGGGGCTTCTTAGGCCTTCCTGTTCAACAGAGGCAACACTAAGGTGCCACGTCCGTACACAATCACCAGGCCTTTGATGTCCTGTTGCGTTCTCAAACCTCGAAGCATCAGTCTGAACAGGGTTCAGAAAGCATGTGTGTCGGTTTCCACACACATGGAAAAGCTTG